GAGTTAGCCATTTTACTCCTTTTCTTATATTCCTTCTAATATGGGTACTATTTAGGGCTTCTCAGGGAGATTTACTTCCCCAAATTTCCTAATTACGTTCTGAATACCCAAAGCATTCTGCAATATTAGTAATTGTGTTAATTTATTGTATTGAGATTGAGAAAATTCGTAATCCTCGTCCCAAAAAGATTTGAAGGTTTTACTTGCCCCTTTAATTCCTTTATTCCATATAGCGTCATAAGTAGGGTTTCCTGTCATTAAATTACTATCTAATCCTGTTGAACGATAGTGAAATAAAGGGTCTCCCCCAAACACTTGCATTCCTGTGTCCATAAAAGCTGGAAGTAATGACGCAAAGGCTGAACGTTGGAATCCCATTTTTGCCATGCTTTTCCAAAAATCTGCGTCAGTTTTTCCAAATCTTTTTTCCCAATATTCTTTTCTTTCTTTTCTACCCATTAAAGCCATTTGTGCTTGTATCTGAGCATATCCTGCCATACTTGCAAAGAATATTGAAGTCATAAATCCCATGTACGCTTGGAAGTCATTCATTTTTATTCCATGTAATAAATGTTTTGTATAAGCAGTCATCATAAATCCTCTGAATTGATACATGATTTTTCCAAATGTTGAATCCACTCCAAAAATACCTTTTCCAGGTATTCTATAAAACATTTCACCAATATCATTTTCTTGAATTGTTCTTCGTCCCCAACGATTCATAGACATAGCTAAAGTTGCCGCTGCGTCTTGGTCAACCCAACTATCTAAATTCATTTTTCTAATTTTTCTTTTAGTAAAAGCACCTTCAAAGAAATCTGAATGTTCTCTTAATTGTTTTAAAATTCTATCGTGCATTTCATCAGAGATACCTATATCTCTTAGTCTTGCTTTCGACATAACTTTACCTTTACCAAAAGCTTCATCTAAATATCGTTGCATAATACCTTTGATAGCAATTCTTTTCATAGCTTGGTTTACTAAGTGCATACCAGAAATATCTGCTGTAAATCTATTTAAACGGTCTAATCCTTGTTCAACACCTCTCCATTTAGTTGTTCCAATTCTAGAACCAAATTCATCTGTTTGATTTGCTACTTGATTAATTAATCTTTCACTTCCAAATCCACCAAACATTACTTCAGCTTCTCTAATAAACTCATCATCAACATCACCATTTTTAGCACGTTTAAGAAGTTTTCTCATTTCTGGGACGTGTTTAATAGTTTGTCTTAATCCTACGTTAGCAACTAAAACACCTATCTCAGCGATTTGAGCAAATCCTACTTGGTTCATAATTCTAGAAAAATTATATTTTCTCATAATTCTAGCAAACGTACCAAAGCCTGTGTCATATCCTTCTTCTAAAGGTTTTCCTACTAACCAATCATACCCACTTTGTAATGCTTCTTTTTCATTATCAACAGCATTTTTATTATATAAACTTGGGTCATTTCTTCTAATGTTGTCCCATTCTTTATTAATGTTACTCATCATAACGTCCCAATCTTGTTTAGACCTAAATCCTCTTTGTGCTAAAGCTATTTGACCTGTCATAGTATTAGCATAGTTTAGGAATAAAACTTCTGAATCATTTTCTAAAAAATCAGAAACTTTCATTTGTCCGTCAGAATAAGTTTCATCTAATTTAACTCTTCTACTTCTAAAATATTTATTAGTCCCACCTGAACCTGTAGGAAATAATGCTTTAATAATTTCGTCAATTTTTGTTTGTTCTAAATCAGTAGTGTTTTTTAATAAAGAATCTAAATCTGCTGCTTTAGAATTAAATATTCTACTAATATTTATAGTAGCATTAGGTTTTCCGTATCGAACTACATCAAGTATATATTCAGCAATTTTTCTATTAGACTTTTCATTTATACCACCTCTCATAGCACTTGTTAAAAAGTTAACTACTCTTTCGTGAGTAAATTTGTCTACTAATTTTTGTATTTTTCCGGCTGACCAAATTCTAGTTAAATAATTAAAATTTGCTTCAATATCATCAGCACCTTTAACTCCTGCTGATTTTGCATTTTGTAATAATTGTTTGTATCTTTCTGCTTGAGAGTTTGCCATATTATTTACAGCTTTACTATCTGAAGTTCCACCTCTAATTACATTAGACACCTCTTCATTAAATTCTACTCTTTTTGCTAAGCCGTGTTTTGATAAACCTTTATAACCTTTTTCTTTTAACCAAGCGTCATACTCAGTAGTCCAAGCTTTATAATATTGTGTTCTTATTTTATTCAATTCAAAAGTTTTATGTTGAGTCATAGTTTTTGCTCTAACCCAATCTTTACCTTTTCTACCAAGACCTTCATATAAAATATTAGAAAGACCTCTAGTAATTTTACTTGCCGACATATCTGTTACTGAAGCTCTGTCAAATCTAAACCATTTCCAATATTTATCACCTTTACCAAAAGCTGATTGTCCTTTTTCTGTTGCGTCTTCTAAATGTTTAGCCATGTGTTTCATATACAAATAACTCATAGCGTCTTGTTCGTCACCTGTTTTACTTGTAAACTCTGTTACGCCTTCTTCTATTTTACATTCAGCCATTTAAATTCCTTATTGTTTACATTTAATAACTTTGCCATCTTTAGTAACAATGTATTCATCTTTACCGTCAGGCATTCTAATTTCTACGTTACCGTCTGTTCTACCTGTAGTTCTTTCCACTATAGTTTTTTCATATTTAAGTGCCGCTTCATCATAATCATCTTGAGCAGTTTTAACTTTATTATATTTCTTTGTGCCTTTAGTCGTTTGTTTAAGACCAGACTCATGTATTAAAGTTTTATCACTTGAATCAACTAAATCATTTACAGCTTTATTTAAAGCTACATCATTTTCATCTATTTTAGTTTTTCTTAATCCTCTTATAGTTCCACCTAAAACAAATCCTGCTGCAACTGCAATTAAAACATCATCTGTATCTAAAGTTGGATTTTGAGTTACTAACACTCCTTCAATTGCTGCGTTTGTAGTTGCCGCTGCAAAGCCACCTCTTATAATTCTTTGAATACGATTTGCTTTATTCATTACAATAGCTGGAGCCATTACTCCATCTGTTACAACTGCCGCTGCAATAGCTGTTGGGTCTAAGATTGCTGCAAGAAGTCTTGTAGTCAATCCAGGTAAAAATCCTTTAGACATTAAGATTGCTTCTTTTTCCTGTACATCAAGAATTTTATTTTTAATAATTCTCATTTCAGGTAAAGTTGCACCAGATTCTAAAATTGTTGCGTGATGTTCAGGATTTACTCCTTCTAATAATTCAGCTACTTGTTGTTTGTCAGGAACAAAATCACTCATTTGCCAATCTGTTCCTTGACTTAATTCTTCTCTTTGTGCGTGTTTTAATAACCAAGACGAAACCCATTCTAAACTAGCCCCTGCTTTTGCCATATCCCAATAGCCATATTTTTTAGCTAATTCATCTTGATATTCTTTATTAGCTTTATCTAATTGGTCTTGTTCTCTTTGAGATACTATTGGAATGTCAGGTATTGCTCTTTGCCATGAAGGATTTGTATGTCCTGCCATAGGGTCATACTTTGATAACTCTTCATTTTGTTTTAGAAGTTCGTTTCTAATTTCATCTTTATTTGTTATACGAAAATCTTCTATTTCATTACTAGCGATTTCAGCATTAGTTTCTTTTTGTTCTTGTTCTAAAGCGTATTGTTCTTCTATTTTTTCTAATTCAGTTTTACCTTCAAGTTTATATTGTTCATTAATATCTTGTAAATCTGAAATAAAATTTGAAACAACATTTCCTGTTGAATCATCTATAGTTTTTGCTACTTCTGCAACAGGTTCAACTATATTTCCTAAGAAAGAGTCGTCAGTTTTTTTTAGCGATTGAGAGTGCATATCAGCTTTACTGTCTATAGTAAATGCACTACCATCAGAATAGTTATAATTAATAGCTGTCTTTTTTCCTTCAACAATAGAATCAGAAATGTCAAAATTATTAATAGTATTTAATCCTAATTCTTGAGCTGCGATATTATACCAATCAACTCTTCTATTTATTAAACCATTTAAGATTGCACTATTTCCTGTTTTTGGGTCATTAGCTAAAACTATATCTAAAGTATTCTTTAATGCTGACTCATAATCTCCATTAGTTAAATCTCTTTTAAAACCTGGAAATAATTTTCCTGCATTATAGTACATATCTGAAGCTATCATTTTCATTGAATTAGGTAAACCATTCCACTTCTCTTCTCCAATTTGGTTTTTTATTTGTCCAATATTGTAGAGAACTATTTGTTTTGCTAAATCTTTATCTGACATTTCATCAGCTTGTAACTCACTAAGACTTAAAAACTTTTTCAAACCTTCAGCTATATGTGTAATACCATAACCTCTAGTTCCTTTACCACCTTCAATGGCAACTTTTCTACCTTCAGTTCCTTCGTGTTCAGCTAGTTTTTCTATAAAACTATCTATCCATTCTTCATTCATTTTTTCCCTCTACTTTATTAATTTTTCCTTTATAATTTTTTGCTGCATTTTCAGGCTTCATGTGACTTCTATACATTATAGTTTCTCCCATGTATGAGCCTTCATATAAATATGTTCCAGTCCATTTACCATTGTAAGTAACTTTACTTACTCTTTTTACAGCAAACATATCAGGAAGTATCATAACGACTGGAATTGTTTTAACATCAATTTTCTTAGCGTCTACTACTTCACCTTTTGCATTCTTAATTTTCTTTTGCATTCCATCACTCGCTTCAATAGTTTTTTCACTAAGTTCGAAATTAATTTCAGCCCCAGCATTCATACCATCTAAAGTTTCGACTACACCGTCCATATCAAATTTTAAAGATTTGTTTAAATTTTCTTCTTTTATCATACTAGCAATACTACTATCTCCACTACGGAATACTTGTGATTTTTTGAAAGCATAAACTTTTCCATTAGCTACTACAGGAATACCTGTTGCTCTTTCAACAACTACAAATAATCCACCTTCAGAGTATGGTGCTAATACTAAATCCTCTGCGTCATATATAGTTATTTTATTATCGTGTAATTCTTTTGCAACTTTTTCTGAAATCCATTTAGACCTTTTAGTTATTTCTTCAGAAGTAACATTCATAGGAAACATTCTTTTATTATATAATTGACCGTCAACTTTAATATAAGAATTTCCAACCATTTTAACTGCTGATTCCATTGCACTATCTAAAGTACCAACACCTGTAGACATTAAAATTTTAGTTAATCTAATAGCTTCATTAACTTGAATATTGGCGTCTGTTCCTTCCCAATCAAAGAAACTATTAAATTGATTTACAACGTTTGTACGTATTGTGTCACTATATTCTTCAAATATTTTTGAACTTCCACTAGGAGTGTTAATTAATTGCCAAGCTTTTGCTACAGCTTCTTGTGGCTCTCTACCACCAACTGTTTCTAATAAATAAACTGTTTCATAAAATAATTCAGCCTTACCTGTTAGATAATCAGCATTTGGATTATTGTCTTGTCCTAAGAATTTTAATTTTTTAAATAATTTATATCCTTCTAAAAACTCAGGAACGGACTCTACTTGGAAAGCACTAGCATTATTAATAACACCTAATCCTTTATCTAAAGTGTCTTGCCATTGATAAAATTTTGTACCATTTGCTCTTGTTAATTTTGCAATTTCACTTGTTATCATTAACTCTTTAGGAAATTCATTTCCGTGAACACTATTTCCAGGGTGTGAGTAATAGTCTTTTTCCATTTCAGTAACTTTTCCAACAATAGCTTTGTAAACATTATTCCACCCATTTAATTTTTCTTCTTTACTAAAACTGTGTGTACTACCATCTACGCTTTCATATAATTCATCTTCAATTTTACCTTCTACAATAGCTGTAGTAGCATTTGCACCTTTTAAAAGTTTGTTTCTTTTAGTTACAATGTCAGCTAAAATCTTAACAGCTTTCTCTCTATATTTAATATCGTCTCTAAATGCTGGAATTGATTTTGACCTTTTAGTTGTTAACATTTTAGTAATCGTAACTAAATCTTTAGGGTCACTTGTAATTTTAATTTGGTCTTCTAAGAAATCGATAACCATTTCATTAGCAACATCTGGTGGAAGAAATTGTTTTGTACTTTCAAACCAAGATATTTTACCAAAGTCAGAATAGTCACCACCTGTTCCCATTATAACGTCCCATCTAGTTTCCCAATCTAAGCCATTAGTTTTATTCCAAACGTCAGCCAAATGAGTAAACTTAGCACTTTTCTTTTGATTGAATTGGTGTTGAGCGTCACCTTCTAATTTTTTACCTTGAAACTCTAATTTAATTTTATCGAATGCTTCAGTATATGCACGTACATACGAATTAGATTTATCAGATAAATTTCTTTGTAAATTATTAAACTCATTATCTAAATCAATTGTATGCCATAAACTATCGTCTGTACCTATTTGTTGATAAATACTTTCTGTAATTCTATTCCCATCATCTAAAGCGTGTGCTAAACCAAAATTAACATCTATAACAGAATTAGCCCAACGTTTTTTCAACGGTGCAATTCTAGGGTCATCTTTATCAATTAACTTTTGAATTTCATCAGGGTCAGTTATCCCTTCACTTTTAAGAGTGTCAAAAGTTTTTTGAGCGTCTTTCATTTCTTGATTAGCTGCAACTTTTGAATAATCTGTAACTGTCTCAGAAAATTTTGCTAGTGCGTTTGAAATTTCTCCAAGTTCTGTTTTTCTAGGAACTGAAGGTTTTCCACCTGACGTACTTTGATAGTACACATTTTTTACTTGTGAAGTATATGTTGCCATTTTTTATCCGTATTCCTTACCTGTTAGTTTAGAAGTACCACCCATTGTTGCTACATCTTTCTCATAGCCATAACCTGCATTAGCGATATTAATTGCTAAGCCAAGTTTACTTGGTTCATAAGGCACTGGTAAATCATTTATTACCCTTTCATAAGCACCAAAAGCTTCAATCTCTTTTCTATTTAATTCTACTAAGTCTCTAGTCATCTTAGCGTCATTATCTACAAAGACATAATTAAAGTCTGTGCCTACGTCTCTTCTAATTGCTGTTGAGCTTCCGACATTTAAATTTAATTGTTCGGTAAGTTTTGCAATCTTTTCAATTTTAGTTTGTAAATCAACTCTAGTCTTTTCGTCTTTTACTTCACCTTTTTGCCAATCGATAAATCCGTAATCATCATGCAGACCTTTACTAGCATTCGCTTTAGCGACTGTATTACTAGCTTGAGTATTTCTAGCTTGTTCTTTCTTGTCTTGATACCCAGCCATTGCTGAGAAAACATTAAGAACTGCCCCTGCTTCTGGTGAACACATATTAATTTATCTCCTTTAACATTAATTTAAAATTTTTCTTTTCATAACCATAAGGTAAAGTTTCAATAACTTTAAAACCTAAAAATTGTAACCATTTAATTGCTACAATATTTCTTTCGTCCACATAATTATATAAATATTTATAATCTTTGGACATTTCATTTACCCATTTAGGACATTCACGTAGGAATTGCCTAGTATGATTTAGTAATTCTTCACTTGATAATAACCAAGCTATACCATAATCTTTTGTTTCACATGGAACAACTCCAAACATTCCAATAACATCTTCTTCTTCAGTCCCAATTATAGAAAATGTTTTATGTTGTAATTGTGTAAATGGGTGCAACAACGCATTTAACGGTGTTGAATTATGAGACGCTTTAATTTCTTCCCTATCAGCCTTACGAATTTTAGGTGCTAATTTATGAGCGTCTTCAGGTGTTGATTGTCTTACATATTTTTGCATTACATTCTTCTTGAACGTCTAAAGTAAAATCCTTCTATCTCTGCCGAAACAAAGTGACAAGGTAAATGAGAATCAGAAGTTATCGCACAAGTGAAATCTGTATTTCTAGCTTGTATCGGTATATTAAATGTTCCACTTTCAATATTTGGTTGTCCAATTATTGCTGTAGAACTATTAATGATTGTTCCTGTAAACTCATAGTTAGTTGTACTTCTTCCTTCAGGTGTAACTGTAGCTTTAAAATATCCACTATCATTAAAATTTAATTGATACTGTCTAATTTGATAACGCCCTGAAGTTAAAGATACCTGTCCTGTCTGTGTGTTCTCTCTTATATATGGTGTAGAAAATTGATATTCAGAATCAAAGACTGCACCGAAAACACAAGAAGTATGATTACCTTTTATTTTTTGTGTTGTTCCTGAACTTGAAGCGTCAATTGTAACATTAGCCCCATTAGTAGCGTCAACAGCTTTTAATGTTTGATTTAACGTGTACGGAATAGTAAACGTAGTCAAGTCTGTTGCACTATCATAAGTTCCTGTTAAAGTCGCTGTTCTAAAATCCACGTGTATGTTATGAGTTAAAGAACCAAAGTTAGGATTTCTTAAATCTATTTTTAATAATTTAGTATTTCTTTTTTCATTAACTACTAAATATAAATTACTTTCATAAGCTTCAGCCGATAATATTTGACAATTCTTTAAAGTCCAAGTTGACCAGGAAGATTGTACTTTTTTATCAGCGTCAAAGAAATACTTATAAACACTCAAAGTGTTTGCGTTAGTTGCTGTTATATCACTACTTGGTGTATACGCAGTATTGTTAACTGTGTCTAAAGTATCGTGAGTTAATACAACTAAAGTATCTTCTACATTATTAGATACAAGTTTATAAGCATTACTTGGAATTAATGTTTGTACTCCAATAGTTACATCTATTCCATCATTAGTTAAAGTATCATCATCTGCAAAGTATTCTGTAATTGCAGTTTTATCATTTCTATTTTGAGCAAAGTAAACAAACTTACCTGCTGATTTTGGTGCAACTTTTGTAGCGTGGTTGAATTGACTTGTTTTAGTCAACACAGCCGTTGTTGGTGTTACACTATCTCCTGAAGACTCTAGAATATATTGAGACTCTTCTGAGAATAACAATAACTGTTCATTAAAGTCTATAGAGTTATAAAGTTTGTTAACTGTTGTTCCTGCCGCAGCAATATCAATAGGGTCAGTATCTAAAACATCTGTTCCTGTTGTTGCGTAAAAATTATAATAAGACGCATTTTCAGATAATATTAAATTTTGATTTGAAATAATTCCTAATCTGTTTTGAAAGAATGTTAAATTATTAATTTTATTTCCTACAAAACTTGGGGCAGGGTTTGTGTCAGCGTCACCTGCAACTCTGTCTGTCCAAGTTTGTTTAGACATACTAAATGTTCCGTTATTATTATTAATTAATGCGAAAGGCATTGTCGTATCATCTAATCCAACTTTAACTCCAGGTGCAACTGTTTCACTCCATACACCATTACCTACAAATTTTACATAGTAATCTGAAAGTGTATCACCTTCATCACCTGTAATTTTTACAATCATATCAGTTTTACCGTAGTAAGGTAAATCTGCAAAATCATTGATAGCGTCTTTTATTGCATACATAGCTTGGTTACCGAAACCGTCAGTAGTCTCAACTGTAAATGTTCCACTACTGCAAGTCATGTAAATACTATTTCCAAATTGTGTAGTAGTAAATGTCCCTGTAATTCCACTATAATTTCCTAATCCTTGAGACGTACTTAATGTAGCCCCTGTATCAGTTCTTATAGTTTTAAATCCAATTCCATCAGCCGAACCACTCCAATGTGATGAGCCTGTACCATTAATTAATATGTTAGCAATCTTTTCAGTATCTCTAAACTTACCGTCTGTTGAAGCGTCATTACCTGTAGGCATTTGAAATAAAACTTCTATTGGATAAGCCCAAGTTGAATGATTTAATTTAACACTATATTGTCTGCCATATTGTGAACTTTTAACATAAATTAAAGTCTCTTGTACTTTAGCTGCTGTTGTTGTTGAATCTTCAGCTACAGTAATTGCTTTGTTGGCGACAAATGTATAGTCAGCAATGTTTACAAATTTTAAATTTTCTAAAGGGTTTGTTGTTGTTAAATATGTTGAAGCCCCTGTACCCATAGTTACAGTTTTTTCATTACCTGCTAAGTCATATACTTTAACAGCACCGTTTGTAAATACAGCTACATATTGATTAGCACTATCACGGTTAATCCAATGAATTGCAGAGTTGTTTGGAAAAACAGTTGAAGCTAATAAATTTTTTACAAATTCTGTTGGTGGTCTTTTAGATAGACCGTCAATTATATTTGATTGAAAATTGATTTGGCTCTCAGCTTGTCCTACATTTCTTTGTACAGGATTTTGCTGACTGATACCGTTAATCAGATTTGGAATTGATTGCGATACTACAGTCATGTTTACCTACTTGAACGTTTATGTCCTCTATTAACAATGTAATTCATATTATACTCATCTTTAAGTATATTTGCGTCCATTGCTCTAGAGTCTGCTTGTTCGAATTGAACGTGAGCTTCTTGTTCATCAAGCGTTGCTAATTTAACTAAAGAATCTGCACCGATATATCTAGCTGCAAACCGTCTTGCTGCCTTAACAGTTATATATCTTCTTGCATATTCAGGAATGTGTTCAAACTGTTGAATCATAGTTTTATCAACTTGAACAGGTGCAGTTGTAAAAACATCTGTATGATTTTTTAAGTCGTATAAAAATCCATTTCTTATTGTGTAAGAATATTGATATTGATAAGGTGCTGAAGGTTCTAAAGCTACACAGTTAGTTTCAAGAGGTACTTTATTAGCTGTATCTCTAGTTAAAGTAACTTCTAAATCTCTGTTAAAGAACCACCCTTGATTTTGTACACTTAAAGAAGTCTCATCTAAAATCTGTTTAGCGACAGCTACATCTGTTCCAATGTTTCCTGTTATACTTGATACAGGTGCTTCACCAATAAAACTTAACATAGTGTTTATTGCCTGTAATTCTGTAGTCGCAGTTATTTGTGTTGCCATGTTTACTCCTTAAATTTAGGGGGTACTTAGGGTCACGTGTCCCCTTTAATTGCTTTGTACGTGTCTCTATGGAAGATTTTTTTTAACTAAAAGGGGCAAAAAGCCCCCTTTAGCCTAAATTTCCAATTTAAGTGATTTTAATAGTCTTCTCTTTTTTCTCTTCAGGAAGCTCTTGTTTAAGAGTAATCCTCAAGATACCGTCTTTTAGTTCAGCCTTATCTATATACATAAATTCAGCTAATCTAAAATTCTGAGAGAAAGACCTTTCGCCAATACCTTTGTAAAGGAAGTCTGATTCAGATTTTTCCTTCTTACCTTTTACGGCTAAGATATTTTCTTTAACAGTTACCGTTATGTCTTGTTTAGTAAAACCTGCAACTGCCATTTCCACTTTGTATTCACCATCTTTAATCTTAGATATATTATATGGTGGATAGTTTATTGGCTTGTAATTTTCCAGTTCATCAAACAGAGAATCAAATCCTACTGTAAAATGTCTGAATGGCGTTAAGTCTAACGTCATATTTTCTCCTTTCTATAAGCGAGTTTGCGACTGAGGGGATTTCTCCCCTCAATCATTGTGTTGTTACACTACCGTTGATTACGCTTCTTTGATTCCAACAGCCGCTTCTGGTCTTAATACGCCATGTCCCATAGCATATTTAGCAACCATTAACGTGCCTTGTCTTCTAATATCGTATTCCATTTCAGTAGCTAAGTCCATTAACTTAACTGTACCAACTGCTGAAGGGTGACATACTAGACCTTCGTAATTTGTCAAGTTTACAGACTGAGGTGTTGAACCACCTTGAGTAGCTGAACCTGCAAATACAGAAGATGTTCCTACATCTGCTTTTACAAAATGAGGGCAAGGTTTCAATGTGATACCTGCAATCTTTTGTACTTTACCTTCTGCAATCGAACCTTTACCACTAAAGTCAACGTTGATTGCGTTTGTAGCATTTGCTAATTTGTAATACATTTCAGGGTCTAAGAAACATACTCTACCTTCACTTGGAACGTAGTTGTTATCTAACGCTTTAGCAGCGTCAAATAATGCAGTAATGAATCCATTAGCTGAAGTAGCAGCAGTAGCATTTGCTATGTCAGTATTTGTTATAGTTGTTCCACCGTCACCACCTGTTACGTTGGCGTTTGCTTGTGACGCTAAACCAATAGTTTGTAATACGTGTCTATCTTTAGTAAAAGCTAATGCTCTTCCTATTTCTGTAGAGTAAGCACTTCTTACGTCCCAATGATTTTTAGCCTCTTCTAAATTACTTAGAAAAGCGTGTGATATTAATAGGTCATTAATTGTAATAACCTTTTCGTTGTGATTAACGTCCTGTCCGTTTATCTCAGCACCAGGAGTATGATACTCAGCGTCAATTCTTCCCATTACTGGAAATGTTGCTGATTTTCCTGAAGCTATAGAACGAACCATTTCTGAACCCTCTGTAACTGAAGCTCTGTTGAAAGAAGTAATAACTTCTCCAGCAAAAACTTTCAGAAACAGGGCGTCTTCAGAACCGGACGCATTCACTCTGCCTATACTGGCAGGAGCTGCGTTTGCCATAATGTTCTCCTTTGTTATAGCCTTGTTGTTGATTGAAAGCTTTCACAAAACTTTAGTCTTTCACAATGATTGTCGTACCTCAGTACGGTCAAGTTAATTGCTAATTTATTGTGTCAGCGAGTTGCTACCTATAAAGGTAACACAACTATTTTT